ACTTGGGTTACGAAATAACGGACTCACGATTCTCCTTTTAAATATTAATTAAGCAAACTTGTTTTGTGAAGCAAGAACAGTATATGTTGATGCTGCTGTCTTTATAATTGTATAAACATATGCATCAACTGAGTTAATGTTTCCTGAAGAAGGTGCTGTTCCACCTAGCCACTTAGGAGTTACTGCTGATCCATCAATAGTAAAGCCTGTTGGATAGTAAGCAGTGCCAGTATTTGTGTTAAGATACACAACAGAGATTTGCTCTCCAACTGCCATTGTTGAGTTAAGAGTTGCTGCACCACTTCCACGAACATTTAATGTCCAGTTTCCTGTTGCAGCACCAGTATAATATTCAACAGATGCTGTTAAAGTATCAAGATTAATAGTACCTGATGATCCTGCAGCAACAATTTCAATTGTTTCTTTTGGTGATGTTAGTGTTGGATTACTTGATACAGCGATAGTTGGAATAGGTCCAGTTCCGTTTGTGACTGTAATTCCAGCACCAGCAGTTATTTCAGTTATGTCTCCAGTAGCAAATCCTGTCCAAGCAGAGCCTGTGTAAAATTCTACAGTATTACTGTCTGCAAGGTAGCAAAACATGCCTTCTGTTAGGGCAGCCGTTAGTGCTGTGTTAGCATCTCTTGTTGCAGCAGATGCAAAGAACATAATTGTTTGATTTTGCAGGTTGTTTTGAACCTGTGCTGCAGTTAGAACATCGCCTGTTGTATATAGACGATATCCTGCGTTTGGGCCTAGTGGCATTGTCTTTCTCCTTTAGTATGATAGTGCATTTGTATTAGGTGGATCTGTTAGTCCTAGTATACCTTGTTCTGGCGAATCTAGGATAAAAGCCTGGATAATTGGTTCTGCTGTGAGAAGTCTAGTTTTCCAGGTTCCTGGCCTTATATCGTGTTGAACACCTTGAACAAACAACTCACGAGTAATTGAAGATCCGCCAGGCATAGACTTTGTAATCTTAATAAGAGTATAAATATCCATAGAAACATTTACAAGTGCTTCAAACTCAGTTCCTGTTGATAAGTTTAATGTCATAGCGTCAATTCTAATATCTGAGTTTTTACGAGCAGCAAGAATAGTCTCTGCTTGATCTAAAGACTCAGCATTTGTTTCAACTAGGATATCAGATCTTTGTCCAGATTTTCTAAAATAAGTAGCAATACTTTCTGCAGAAACAGCATTTTGAGCAGTTCCACCAACTCTTGTTACTGTAACATCATTTAAGATAAGTTGATCATCAAAAGCAAAATCTAGGTTTGTATATGTTAAATCTACTGCACCTGGATTAATATCTGTATAATTTCTTACAGTGGAATCAGCCAATTCAGATACTGTTGTACGATCTAAAAACTTTGCTTCACCTTGTCTTGACATGTAAAATGCACCAAACTCAGATTGTTCAATTGTCTGAATAGCAGCAAGAATTGATCTTTCTCCACCTGGATCTACTTGCATTGTAGAATTACCAACATCTATGCTTCTTAAAGAATTTGGAAAACCTGAAAAATCAAGTAATGAGTTTACTCTAGCACCAGATAATTGTCCTGCAGTACAACCAGGAACTGGAGCAGTATTTGTAGAAACATTGTTTAAAAGACGGAACCCATCAGTACACTGTAATGTAACTGTAGATGTAGAATCTACTCCTTGATAAAAAGAAGTATCAAATGAATTAATATATCCAGAAAATATAGCAATTCTAAAAGTTTGACCTAAAATTGTAGTATCTGCCCATATTCTTATTTTGCGTAATGGTAGTAATTTACCATAGTATGGTGATGAAGTATTCTGTGGGTTGAAATCTGAATTAGGATCATTTAGCGTTACCGTCGCAGTTCCAGCCTCAAAGTTAGAAAGAATACGGTTACGACCTCTACGAGTAGACACTGACATTACCCTATCAGTAACATTGACAATATCTGCTGCGGCATCTGCAAGAATATTTGTTCCTAAGATTCCATAGTCTATATCATCTAATATGAATGGATATCCAAATGATGCACCGTTTGAGAAGTCAATCTCTACGCCTACTACTGGTGTCGCCATTTTATATCGCCTGCAATGTTAGAGTGTTACCATTAGTCTGGGTAGCAAGCAATCCATTTCTTACTGCTGAAACCAGATCCTGTTCAGTAGATACAGATCCATTTACTGTTAGATTAACTGTAACTGGTGCTGAAGAAGATGATGATCCAGATATACTTGATGCATTAGCCATAGTCATTGATCTGAATCTAAATCTTTCGTCATAATCCATTGTTCTTGCTGCTGCTTGAGATGCTGCTAAATCTGCTGCTTCTTTTGCTTTAAAATCAGCAAGAGTTGTAGCGTTCTTTTGTGCTTGTTCTGCTGCTCTTAGTTGGGCTGCTATAGATGCTGCACCTATTGCTCCAGATTCACCTGCTGCTAATGCACTTGGTCTTACTCCTGCTGCTGCTATCGCTGCTGCGTTCATATCTCCTGCAGCCTTTGCAGTTGCATACGCTGCTGCTGCTACGGATGATGCTGCTGCAGAAACTGATGCTGCTGATGCTGCTGTGCTTGAAGAACTAGATGAACTTGAAGAACTTGAAGAACTTGAAGAACTTGAGGAAGTTACACCTTTACCAGCAAGTGCTGCCTGGTATGCTTGAAGTGCTGCTAAAGCATTCTTCCAACCTAGTTCTGCCTGTGTAGCAGGATCAATTAGTGTTCCTGAGAATGTTACTGGCTGTCCAAGTTTCTTGATGTAAGCAACAACTTCATCTGTTGTTAATCCCCAATTCTTCTTTAGGGCTTCAATCTCTGCATCACTAAGAACATAATCACTAGCCTTAGTAATTAAATCTGCATAGATTCTAACTTCTTTAGAACTCAAACCCCATCGTTCTTGTAACTTAGCAATTTCTGCATCAGACAATTTACCATCATTTAGGTAATTAAAGAAATCAAGATATCTTGCAGCCTGATCTTTGCTGCTGCCCCAAGCCTTAGCCAGATTAGTAACTTCATCATCTGAAATTACTCCATCGCCTACTGCAATTAATGTTTGAATGTATGACTGTACTGCTTCTGTAGTCATATTCCACTTTTTAGATAGAATAACTATTTCATCAGAAGTGATTACTTTATCTGAAAGTACTGCAAGCAAATCATTGTAACGAGCAAGTTGCTTATTTGCTTCTGTTAGGGCATCACGGCTTTTAAGGACTGCTGCAATTCGTGCTGCCTCAGCAAGGTTATTCTGCTTAACTAAATTAAGACGAACAGCCTCAAATTGAATAGCCTCCTGTGCTGCTGGATCAAGCGTACTTGTTGGAGTGACACCCTTTATGGTCTTCTTACCAGTACCAATGGTGATGCTCATCTTCTTAAGTGCATTTAAAACTGATTGTCTTTTTGCTTCTGCTGCTGCTCTTTTTGCATCATCTTTAGCATTCTTGGCAGTCATTTCTGCCAGTGCTTTTTCAAGTTCTAATTCTTCTTTTGTCTTAGAATTAATCTCGTCTTGTTTTCTAAGATACTCATTACGAGCATGATCCATTCCTGTGTAGCCCTTAATAACAGTTGAATACCACATACTATATTCTGCTGCTTGTGCTTTTGCATCTAGTTTAACTGGATCTTTGTCAAAAAATTCAATTACTGCAGCAATGGCTCCAAGAATTGCAAGAACAACTGCTATTTGCTTTACATATCTTGCAAGGAAAGCACCAATGCCTTTAAGTGTTGCAATAAATGCCACTAAAGCAGCATTGGCTCCTCTAGTAGCAATGGCAAACAATCCCATTCCTTTTGTTCCAGCCATCACTCCTGTAGTTGCTGTTTTTACTGATGTATATAGAAGTGATGCTTCTGCTTTCATTGTACCAAATGCACCAGCAACTAGTTTGGCTGCAGGAGATATCTTGCTAAGTTCTCTAAAGATTTTTGCATGTTCTTGTCTATTTAAAGTTGTAACTAAACTCATTTTTAGTTGTGATGCAGCAACAACATCCATTGCAAACTTAACAGCAATTGCTGCTTTAGCAACACCATACATTATTGCTGCTAGTTGAATGTATCCACCAATACCAAGTGGCAAAATATCATTAACTGCGCTAATTACTGCATAGATATTTCCAATGGCGTTAGCAGTTTCTTTAACATTTTTAACAGTAGCCTCAAGAGCATTCTGCATCTTGTATTGATTTAAGAATATAAAGTATTCAAGTTGAGGAATAACTGCAGTCTTGATATAAGTTGCAAGTATAGTCAGTGCTGGCATAAACGCTATACCAATTCTGTCTTTTACCTGGTTTATCTGTAATTGTAGTATTGCTAATTTGCCAGCAAAAGTATTTGCTGCTGCAGCAGCCTGTCCTCTGCTTATATTTGCCAATTGAACTAATACTGCTCCTAGGTCTTTAGCCTTAATAGCATTAGCATCAAGAGGTAATCCTAATTTTGTAAGTGCCCCAAAATTTCCATTTACTGCTTTGGAAAGTGCCATTGAAACGGCAGATAAATCTTTTCCAGACGCTGCTGAAACATCTGTGGCAAGTCTTAGTAAGTTTTGCCCTTGTGCTAAGTCTCCAGTTGCTGTTGCTAACTGCTGAAGAGCAGGAATCAGTTGTTCGTTGTCAATAGCAACTTGTAGTTCAAGAGAATCTAAAAATTGTTCATTAGCCTTTATAGCAGAATCTGTAGCATTAGTGTTATTTCTTAAAGCAATAGATAGTGCTCCTAAAGCCTTTTCATCTGCTGCAGCACCTTTAACTGCATCTACAGCAAGTTTAGTAGCAAAGGCTGCAGAGGCAGCACCTGCAATACCAAATGACTTTAAAGCCTTTTTACCAAATGCATCAATCTTATTGCTAAGATTCTTAATATCTCTTTGAGCCTGCTTAGATCCTTTATCAGAATACTGGGTGAGGATTCTGGCTACTACTGCACCTGATGCCATACTAGCCACGCTCCTTTTCTAAATTTTGTTGTAATTTTCTCTGTACATCTTCAAAAGCATCAAAGACATTCTTAACTATTCTGTCTTTATTCTTGTCTACTGATTTCCAGATTAAACGAGATGCTTTTGGCTCTTTCTTCTCAAGGTTACTAATAAATGTACCAGTACCTCTATTTGTTCTTCCTGCTAATTCATATATTACACCTGCTGCTGATCTGTTTTTCAACGCTCCCGCAGAAGTTGTGTAGTCTCTTCTTACTTTGCCTTCAGCCTTAGTTGCTGATATTCCTACCTTAATAACACTTTGGTCCCAAGCAGGCCATCCTGCACCACCACGAGAACGAGGTTTTTTAGGAGGCTGTGTGCTCCACCCACTAAGAGGTGGATCACCAGCAACAAATCCTTGAGCGTCTTGTTTAGCATTTTTGAGTTCAGAATTAATAACCTTAGTGAATTCTTTAACTGCTTGCTTATCAAAAGACTCCAATGCTTTTAGTGTATCTTTAACACCAACCAACACTATTGCATCTTTGCTCATTTAATCGTTTCCTTTATTTCTTTCTTTAAGGTAAATAACTATTGCTTCAAGTACTCCATCTGGAGCATCAAGCAAATCGTTAGGAGATAAGCCTGACTCCACAGAAATCATTGCTAACGAATATGTTAGGCTGTCTCTGTGGATTCTAAATTTGGGTCTACAACTAATTCAACACTGTCTAATGTGTCAAGGAAACTGTCGCCCCATGGTTTCACAACCTTCCCACTATCCTTCAATGCACTCCATGCAAGGAAGTAGATGTGTTCTAGTTTCTGATCTTCGCTAAGCAATTTAGCAAATCCTTTGCCAAACTTTTGCTCAAACGATACTATTGATCGTGGTCTTAAGGATAGTGTTCCTTCAAACCCATCAGTAGTCTTTACTTTTATATGTAGTCCGTCCATTTTTTTTGCCCCTTCTAAGGTGTTGTTAATTTGATAACATCGCCAGATATTGGCCATGTTACGCTTACTGTTGTTATTTCTCCTACTGCAGCATTTAATGCTTGCCACTCTGAAATTAGAATTCTACCTGATCCATTTGTTCCATCCATGATGTATTCAGGATTATCTGCTGATCTTGCAGCATCTATTGGTTTTATTCTACAAGTGGTAGCAGTGCCCAGTAGAGGAAAAATTATTGACTCTACTGAGCCTGCCTGGAAATCTTGGTAAAATTCAAAAGTAATTGTGTTAGCAGCAAGGCCAGCAACGAATTGTTTTGAAGTTTGACCAAATTGAGTAGTCTCAACAAGATCATACTGTGTTGCAAGAGAGATTGAAGCGATATGGTCGCTCAAATCTGTTCCTGCAATAGTTACCTTTGCGTTTGTTAAGACTAATTTTGCCATTTGTTATTAGACCGTCTTTGTGATTGCGCCAGTGATTGGCCATGTAACAGATGCAGTGGCCAATTCGCCTACAGCACCGTTTAGTGGTGTCCACTCTGAAACCAAAGCCTCAAATGTGTATTTAGGATTGGTTGGTCCTTGTGTTGCTGAAGTGATTGGTTGAACTTCAATAGCCGTAACTTCTCCAAGTAGTGGATAAATTGTTTGTTCTACTGGTGTGTTTCCTGCACCAGGATCTGCAAAGTCTTGGTGGAACTCAAGTGTTACTGAGTTATCAACAAGTCCTGCTGTACGAGTCTTTGCTGCGTCTGGAACATTTCCTCCTGCGAATGCAGTGGTCTCAATTACATCATATGTGCTTCCAAGCGTTACTGAAGCAACATGATTTGAGAGGTCTACGCCTCCAACTACTACCTGTACATTTGTTAGTACTATTCTTGCCATGGTTTTTCTCCTTGTTCGTTATCTAGATTAAAAACAGGGAGTGTATCCACTACCTGCTGAACTGCTTCTACTTCTTTTACTGCTTTTGGTGTATTTGTTGATTCTTTGATATTGCCTGAAGCAAGAAGATGTTCAACACTTCCTCCTGCACTAAGTATATCACTTGTAGTAAGTTTTTCACCATTTAATTTACCACAAACTTTAGCACCTGATACTACATATTGCATTGTTTTCTCCTTAGCCCCAAATTGTGAGGTTGTAACGGTATGATAAGAAAGACTGATCACCAGAAGTATATGTACCACTTTCAGCACTTATAACTCTGAGTGTATCAACAAGGCCACCTAGTGATCTATCTGACTCTAAAGCAGTTTTGATTGAACCATTACCACTTCCAGCCAGGAAATTATCAAGTTTGTCTTGTCCTGTTCTTTCTGATATTCTTTGTACAATCACAAATATATCAACAGATGCTTGGTCTAAGCCACGCATGTTGTCAATATCAAATGTGAAATCTAATTGTCCTACTACTGCACATGGTGGAACAATAACATCTGGAATTAAATCATAAACTCTCAGGTTTGTTATTGTCTGTAGATTTGCTTTTAACGCATCTCTTACACCATTGATATTGGAAATAGCCATTAGAATGCCAATCCAAAGTTTCTACGGTATGTCTTTAGAAGCATCTCAACATCTGGATCTAGACGAGAGTTCAAACGAACTGTTCCTAGTTCTACAGATCCTGCAATACCAAATGGAGATTGCTTTCTAACAAATAATCTTGATGCCTGAATCTTGCAGGCTAATTCTACTTCGTAAGGTATTGCTTTGAAACCCCAGACTCCAGTTATTTTAACTGTCTGAGGAAAGAAGTAAGGAAAGACATATGTCTGAATTGCTAATAGTCTTGTTATTGGCATACCTACTTCTGGATTATTAACAGGCTCATACATAAGGTCTGTGTCTAAGTTCCAGACTTGTGTGAATGGTCCAGACTGATTTGCTCTTGATCTTACTTCTGTTGGTTCAATAAGGTCATCTATTTCTAGATACCACGGACTTAACGGCGTGTAATATTTAGTT